AGAGTTAAAAAAGCCAAAGAGGGACAGAAGAATGCGTAGATTTAGAGATTTAATGGAAGCCCCAGATACCATTGTATTTGCATTTGGTCGTTTTAATCCACCCACAACTGGACATGAGAAACTTATTAAAAAGGTTGCATCTGTTGCTGGTTCAAATCCATATCGCATTTATCCTTCCTTCACACAAAATCCTAAAAAAGACCCTCTTCCTCACGCATTAAAAGTTGCGTATATGAGAAAGATGTTTAAGAAGTATGCAAAAAATATTATTGCAGACAAGAATGCAATAACATCAATACACATTGCAGTAAAGTTGTATGATGAAGGATTTAAGAATTTGGTTATGGTTGCTGGTTCGGATAGACTAAAAGAGTTTGATACTCTACTCAATACTTACAATGGAGTAGAAGGTAAGAGACATGGGTATTATAAATTTGATTCTATTGACATTGTGTCTGCCGGAGAACGTGATCCTGATGCCGAGGGTGTAGAAGGTATGTCTGCATCCAAAATGAGAGCTGCTGCTTCTAATGGAGATATGGATTCATTTTTACAGGGTGTTCCTTCTGGATTTTCTGATGGTAAGAAACTTTACAGAGATGTTCGCAAGTATATGGGTGTTCGTGAAGAACGAGACATGGGAGATATGACAGATTTTGAAACATTGCGTGATGCATATCTTACAGGTAAAATCTGGAATGTAGGTGATGTTGTAGAAGCTAATGATGCTGTCGGTGAGATTGTTCGTAAGGGCACAAACTATCTCTCATTTGTGACTGAGGACGGTAAGGTTCATAAGGCATGGTTGCATGATATTCTGGTAGAGGAAATTACCAAGAAAGACTTAGACCAAATAGAGAAATTTGCAGATAGATTGTTCGCAAAGGTTGGTATTGATGTAGAGTTTACAAAACACTTCCTTGACCGTGTGAATGATGCTCGTAATAAGAAAGATATTACCACTTCTGAGTTGACTCGCTTGTTCAAACAGTCATATGCCAAGTTTGGTAAGAAGATTGCTCAACTTGGTCCTGATGCTGAAGCAGTTATTAACGATATGAAGACAGACGTAAATATGCCTTTCGTTCTCAACCTCAAAGGTCAAGAACTTGAATTGGTCGCAAAGACAGTGATGCGTAAGAAAGACTTCAAGACTAGCGATCCTAAGTTGTCATTTGAAGAGGCTGAACTTGATGAAAGAAATTATGCAAAGGAATATGCGAATTATCAAGGCACACCAGAACAGATTGCAAGACGCTCTTCAAGGAATAAAGCTCGTAGGATTATGGGTGACAAGACCAAAATTGGAATGGATGTAGGCCATAAAGACAATAATCCTATGAACAATGACCCTAGTAATCTACGCAATGAAGACCCATCCAAGAATCGTAGAGAGCCAAGATTGCGTGGTAAAGGACTTGATGAGGAATGGTGGAATAAGGTATTTGCAAAAATTAGTCAGATGAGTCATCCCAAATCTTATGGAGTAATGATACAAGATTATGCTGAACTAATGAAACAAGACAAATATATAAAACATCCAAATATAGCTGCTGATAAAATTGCTCGTGAATATAGTGGAGTTGGTGCCAGAGAATTTATTAAGTATATTAATAAATTGGTTGCTAAGAAGATACTTCCTCAAGAGCTGAAGGCCGAGTATATTAAAGAAGAATGGTCATTCAAAGATTTTGTGAATCAAATACAAAAAAGCCCGGTTAATGAAGTTCTTGCTAAAGATGCAGATATGGGAGAATATATTGATGATTTCGTTAAATCTGATGCATCCCAATTCAAAGGCAAGTCAAAAGAAAAACGCAAAGAGATGGCCATTGCTGCTTACTATGCAAAGAATGGAAGTTCAAAACCCTAAATACTAATAGAGGAGCTATAACAATGACTGTATATACAAAAACAATGGCGGAAGCACTAGCAGAAGTGCGTTATCTTCTTGAAGATAATATGGACTTGATGCGTAAAGCAGTCACTGGCTCTATGCAAACTCTTAAAATGAAAGATGGCAAGTTGAAAATGGATAAGGTTACTGCTTCTGCCATCATGCAAATACTTGATAAAGTAAATCCTGCCAATAAGAAGAAAATGGAAAAAATGATTAATGATGGTAGTAAATCAGGAATCATAAAATTGTCGGATTTTGCTATGTCTAAAGTTACTGGCTTCAAGAGTGAAGAAGCTGAACTTGATGAGCATAAGGGCACTAAACCTCATAAACATCCACATCCTCCTTTAGACGAAATTGAGGAAAAGGAAGTTTGGGATGAACCTATGCCTGAAGATGAAAAGGAAGGTAAACTTACCCCTACACAGAAAGCAAAAGCAGAGGCTCGTGCAAAGGCTGCTGGTAGAAAATATCCTAATATGGTTGATAATATGTGGGCATCAAATGAAGAATTTGAACTTGATGAAAAAACAAAATGGAAAATGGGCGATGGTCGGCCAAGAGGTGGGGCATATATTGAAAACGAAAGATTCTGGGACTTGGATATTGATGCACTGAAATACATCATGAAAGATGCTGATACAGCAATGAAAGCAAATCCTACTGGACGTAAAGCTGGTAAGTATGCAGATGAAGTAAATGATGCTCATACTGTTATTGGATGGAGAAAGAAGAACGGCATCAAAGAAGAAGTTGATCTAAGAAAATTGCCTGATATGAAAGATGCTCTTATGCAAGTCAGGACAGGAAAACCAGTAAATGAACCAGTAAATGAACCAGTAGATGAAAAAATTGACCTTGATGAAGGTAAGATTTTAGTTGCTGATCCAAAAACTCAAAAAGTTATAAAGATTGATGAAAAAGACTGGCCGAAGTATGAGAAAAAAGGTTATGTTCAGGCTGAAGAAGCTGACCTTGATGAAGAAGTTGCAGAACAACTTTCCAAAATTAAAGGTAATACTCCTGCTGATCAGGGTCGCCGTGCAGCAGTTGAAGATGATATTGAACGTGCTAAAAAGAAGGGTGATAAGAAAGAGGTTACAAAGCTCAAAGAAGATGAGGAACTTGATGAAGGTAAAATGAAAGAACTTCACGGTTATATTGAAGATGGTAAATCTGCTGAGTGGATTGCAAAGAAAATGGGAGTTGACGTTAAAACCATTAAAGCACTTATGAGCGAAGCATATGAACTTGGCACGAATGAGTATCGGGAGTATATTGAAAAATTGACGCCAGGTGAAACAGAGGAAGTTGATGAAGCCTCTGCCCGTGCTGATGCAAAAAGGTCAATGAAATCAGACCCATCTATGAGTCAAGACCCATTTTCGAAAGATGACGCTGCAACAGATGATGATGTCAAAGGTGCTTCCAAGAACATCATTATGCAAATGCGTAAAGCAGTGTCTATGCGAGGAGATTTCAAAGTTGAATTTGGTGATGGTAAGAAGGTAAAAATTCCTGCTAAGGTTGGTCAAGCAGTTCAAGACAAATTTAACTCTATTAAGAAACCAGCAGACAAAGAGAAGTTTCAGGTACAAGTTGCGAAGTCTTATAAGGATATGCTGAAAGTATTAAAGGCTGGTTATATGATGAAGGCTGGTTATATGATGAAGGCTGCATATGAAGAAGTTGAGATTGATGAAGCAACTCCCGACTACCATGTTAAGTACGCAAAGTCGAAGAAGGGGCCGTTTAAAGTCACAAAATTTATGACTCTCGACCAAGCAAAGGAATTCCTTGCTGATGTTAAAAAAGATGGAATGAATGGGATTATTTCCAAGGGTGGAAAACCTGTAAAAGAAGAAACAATTCTAGCTAGAATTGATAGAAAACTCAAGGAGAGGAAAAATGGGTAATAAATATTTGGATACTAAGAAAGACAGTCTTGAGTCTTCCGTTCTAGGAGTGTGGAAGGCTGCGATTGAAGAGGGCTATGCTCGTGAATCTATTGAAGAAATGCATTCTTTGACTGATGAAGAGCTAGATCAAATGACTAATGAAGAAATTGATCTCTTTGAATTAGATGATGAAATGTTTGAAGCTGCAATGAAGAAGAAATCGGCCGGTGACAGAAAAGCTGCTGCAAAGAAAAAAGCTAAATGGGCTAAAACTTCTGGTGGTAAAAAGGCAGCGCTCAAATCTAAAAAACGTGCTGCTAAAGTTCGATCCGGTGCTGTGAAAGTTGATAAGTCAAAATCAAAAGTTGCCAAGAAAAGAGCTAAATTGTATTCTGCAAATGAAGTTGAGATTTCAGAAGCCTCTGGTGACAAAGAAGCATACAAGAAATTCTTTGATGCTGCATTGAAGAAGTTCAAAGTTACTTCTCCTGCTGAACTAGAGGGTGATCAGAAAAAGAAATTCTTTGATTATGTTGATAAGAATTGGGAAGGCGATGATGAGAAAGCAGAAGCTGCTATGTCTCAGGTCAGAGAGTTCAAAATTCAATCTATGAAAGCTGCTCTTGCACAAATCTGGGGTATGGAAGAAGGTAAAAATCCTTTTAAGAAGGAAGATGATGAAAAAGAAATGAAAAAGAAGGTAAAAACTGAAACTGGCAAGAAAGTTGCTGCAATTGATATTAATCCTAAAATTGAAGACTAATGATTTATGAAAAAACTAATAGAATTGATAGAGGTATCCAATGAGGATTTGCCGGAGATTTACTGTGACTTAGATGAAGTTCTAGTAGATTTTATGCGTGGGGCAAATGCAGCTGTTGGGGGTAATTTTGTTAAAATGGATGCAGATGAGAGGTGGAATAGAATAAATCAAACCAAAGGTTTCTGGGCAAATCTTGGTTGGAAACCAAATGCAAAGAAATTGCATGATTTCATTATTCGCTATAATCCTCATGTTTTGTCAGCACATACTGGCCGTGATCCTACTTCTAAAGTTGGTAAGATGAAATGGTTGAATAAAAATACATCGTTCAAAAGAGCAAATATTCATTTGGTATTGCGATCCCAGAAAAAAAGTTATGCAACAACGGATGAAAAACCAAATGTATTGATAGATGATTATGATAAAAATATACGAGAGTGGGAAGCAGCTGGCGGAATTGGAATACACCACACTGATGTTGGTAAAACCATAAGCGAACTGAAACGTCTAGGGTTCAAATAAGATAAATAGAAGGAAACATATTCTTAAAGAATAAAGGAGAAAAATAATGTCCTTATGGGGAAAAGACACAGACGCAGAAAGTCGTCCAAAGTTTCTACCAATTGATTCCAATGCTCAGGGATCAAGTGGTTCAAGGCAAGATGCCATTGTTGTTGCTGGTGGTTGGGGATTGGCACCTGGCTTCGGAAACTCTGGTAATGATAATAAAGCTGCACAACCAGAAGTTCTGGTTTGTATTCGTAATTTAGTAGAAGTTTTTGGTTCTGCTACACCAGTTTCAATCGGGTGGACAGAAGCCGCAGTTGCCGATACTGGAACATTCGATATTACTGTCACGTTTGATGAGGCGGTTGATGTAACATCTGCTGCTTGGTCTGCCAATCAGACTGTTACTAACAAGGCATATATTTTACTGTCTCGTTTGGGTTCAACTGATCTGGTTGAAGATAGTACTATGGCTTGTATGTATTACTCTGGTACGGGTTCTAACCAAATTGTGTTTAGAGGTACAGCCGCAACTTCGACAGCTGGTTTCCTTGGATTTAACGGTTCTGGTGTTGGTGATGCGGCATCTGAGGGTAGAACCGCAATTATCTTTCACGGTACTGCTGATATCGCAGAAGAGGATGGTGGATCAATTCTTGGACTGATGCAAGAATCAGGTACAAGAGACACGCATGGTGATAAGATTATTCTGAACGCATCAGATGGTTCTGCAACAGATGCTGGTGATGAGATACATATGGAAGGTGTTGACTTCACAGTTGCTGGTGTAACAGGAACAGCAGATATCACTGATGTTGTAATGACAGGTGGCGATGATGATGTTAATATTGCTCTTGAGGGCGACACAGATGATCATCAGGGCGGTAGACTTGTACAAGATACAGCCGCACATGTTAATGATCGATTCGATGTGGAAGATTATACCAGTGACATTGCTGTATACACACAAGCTGGTTCGTCTACGGGTTCTGCTTCTGTATTAAATGGAGTTACCGTTACAGCTGCTTAATAAAGTGTTATAAATAAGATTACAATAACATTAAATATAGTGAGGTGAAAATGTCTATTACAAAAGAAAATATTGAAGAACGTAAGAATGTTCTTATGAATGATATGAATTCTGCTAAACAACGTATGGCAGAGCATGATAAAAGTAAACAGGAAGATATTGCATTACTGAATGCACTTACAGGAGCATTTCAGCAGTGTGAAAACTTCCTTCAAGAGTTAGATAATGAAGAGCCAGAAATGGCTAGTGATGATGGGAATGACGAAGAAGAAGAGTAGTCAATACCATCAGTAGGATTCCCCCCAAAGGGCAATTAAGTCTGGGGGTTTTTACAAGGAGATGCCAAAATGGCTGACAAGAAAATTACAGCGCTTACCGACCTTTCGACGGGTGTGGCCGGTGCTGACTTGCTACATGTGATTGATGACCCCACGGGTACACCAATCAATAAGAAGATTTCGGTTACTGATCTAGTCAATAACCTTCCTTCTTTCATCGGATTTTCGAATTCGGTTGAGAACATCACTGACGGCATTCAAACCGCTATTGGTATTACAACTGCGTTGACTCTACTTGCAACCAGTGGTACCAATGTTGCCTCAACTCTTGCTGATGGCACCGTTATTGGTCAGCTCAAGATTATCATCAATGATATTGATGGTGGTAACGGCATTCTCGCCGTGACTGATGCTCTTGGTTTTGCTGATCTTGACTTCGTTGACGATGGCGACACCGCTATGTTGATGTGGTCGGGCGCTACTGGTTGGGCCCTTCTGTCTCAGCAGTCTGTTTCGGCTGATGTTGGTCTTATTGACCTTGCTAACTAATTTTAGTTAGTTTGTATCTATATGGGGGGAGGGGGAACTTCCTTCTCCCCCTATTTTATAGGAGATTAAAATGGTAGAGGTTCTTTCAGAAGTTAATTGGGGCGATTGGGTTGGCCAACCTATTGATAAAATACTTAAAAAGAAGAAGCCAGGAATGTTGGAAGAACAAATTAGAGATTTGGTTCCATGTGACTTAGAATTAGAGGAAGAAAAAAATGAAGAATTTTAAATCATTCATTAATGAAGTACATACCTCGCATCAAAATCAGGCTATAGATAACAATATGAACATGAGTGTTTATAGTGATCCAGTTGTTGTTAAAAAGCTCAATGCTTGGGTGGGAACAATTGCTGGTAGTTATGTATTACCAGAAGATGCTGTTAGTAATTTGAGGAGCTCATTATCTAAAATTGGATTGTCGTTTGATGAAGTTTCTATGATGGAAGGTGAAAGTGGTTCTGTTGAATTGCCCCTAACTTCGTTTGGTGGCCGATTTGGTAAAGGTTTAACCACTCCACATGATGAGTTTGAAGTAGATGACGGTATTTCACATCAGGTGGAAGGTGGACTTACACTAGTGATTGGTTATGAAATGCAAGAGGACAATTCATGCAAGTTATCTGCTCGAATTGAATAAATGTATGAAAAAATAACTACTGATAATGTCATAATGTTTGCAATTAAGCATTATGATAATCCCCAATGTGAAGGGGAAAAAGAATTTTATGATGATATGAAGAGGTTTAAGTATATTAAACGTCTTTTGAGAAAGCATAAAGATACAAACATTCTTAAAGAAAGATTGCTTTTGAATCATATAATCGTATTGAATAATTTGTTTGGTGCTGAGGCTTGCGTGACCCTCCTACTCTTCAAAATACAAAGAGAGTATTGGGAAACACTCAAGTCTTTTTTATTATTCCTAAATATACTGAGGGATGATGAGTTAACAAACGTAATAGAGAACAAAAATGTTCTAGAAATTTTAGGAAAACTATAATGGGCAGAGCGATAGATTTATTTGTTACATATAGATTCATAAAGTTGTTGGTTACGCCTTTTGAAAAAACAAAGGCGTTCGAGCTCGGCATTATTGATAAAACTGGTAATCGTATAAGGCCAGGCCGTGATCCAAAAACTAATGTTCGTCCTGCTATGGAGCCTTTAAGAACATCAGAAGAAAAAAACTCATACACAATTCTTCATAAACTTATATTTAATATCAAGAAAATATTTGAAAAGGTGCCTGGACTTAGAACTAAGTTAGGAACCTATGCTGCAGCATTATTTCTTCTCAAGGACACTTTCAAGGAATCAGTAGATGACCCTGATATGTTTGAAAAGGAATTTATGAAATATCTTAAAGAACAGGGCTATGAAATTGATGATAGCATTTCAGAGGAAGTTATTGGATTTGGCGAAGTTCTTCCAAAGGGAGAATATGTTCTAGTCAATGATATTTTAAATAAAGAGGAAGAAGAACTTACTGCTAAAGAAGGAGATAAGGTTGTTGCATTCGAAGATGAATCTCCTGTAGATACAATATTGGGAATTGAAATCTTTCCTGTTATACATATGAAAACAAAAGAGAAAATTTATGTTAGTTTGGAGGACATTAAAGAATGAAAACCATATGGAAAACAGTATCTCCTTATACTGGAATAGAAGAAGACGCACCAGCAAATAATGCTGGAAGTGGTAATGTATCAATGCCACCTGATGCTGTCAAAAAGAAAAAGAAACAAACTCTTATTGACCGTAACGGTAAGATTGATGGTCGTTCAAAATCATATAGAGAGCATCGTGCAAAATTGGAAGCATCAAGAAATAAACGTCTGGAACGTAAAAATTCTGCTGGTAGTAAATTTATTGAGAATATTAAAAAGAAAACTTCCGAAATGGCATATGGTCATGGTTTTGATACTATGAAACCTAATGATTAAAGTTTATCTATTCCTAATTATTATGGGTGTGATTGGTGCTGTAGGTTATGGTGGATACTTATATTATAAGGACACACAGCAGCGTATTGCTACGCTAACTGAAAACAATGCTAAGCTTGAAACTGCTATACAGATTAGTGAGGAAAGTGTTGCAACCCTACAAAATGATATTGCAAAAAACGCAGAACTAAATAGAGAATTGCAAAAGGAATTGCAGACAGCAGAGAAATATGGAGATCAACTCCGTGCTACTCTACAGAAACATAACCTAACACATCTGGCAAATAAGAAGCCGGGCTTGATACAGAGGAAGATGCAAAATGCGACCAATCGTTTATGGGATGATCTTGCTGACATCACTAACCCTAATGGGGTGCAGTCTGATACCGGAACCAAAAGTGGTGATGGTGACAAAGACAGTAAAGACGGAAGTCCCGATAGTAGCAAGACCAAAACAAGTCCAGCTCAATGATGTAAAAATCTATGTAGTTTCGAAAGTTAACTACGAAAATTTTATCAAAGAATATGAAAAGAAAAATGGTGCTGACTCGTATATTGCTTTATCAGTCAAGGACTATGAGAACCTTAGTTTAAACTTTGCAGAACTAAGACGGTATATAGAACAACAAAAACAAATTATTGTATATTATGAAAACGCCGTCGGGCCTGAACCAAAAGTAGAAAAGGATAAAAAGTGATGGGTACGTTTAACGACAAAATAGAAGCAGAGTTTGACCCTCCTCGTAAATGGATTTTGTCTCGAGCATTAACATATACAAATCCAGATATAGATGAAGATGCATTAGAGCTTGTTGGTGTGCCTCCCGTAACAGATTCTACGATTACTGTAGGAAAAGATTTTGTTACTGACCTTGCATCTGTTCCTCGTATGTGCTGGGCATTTATGGCACCTTGGGATGTTGCTCGTGCTGCAATTATTCATGACCTTCTTTATAAACGTATTCGTCAATATCGTAAAGCACATCGTAAATCTTTAAAGTGTTCTGAAGACCCAAAAGTTATTGGTGATGCAAAGAAAGCATCTGATGATGTATTTCATATGGCTATGAAAGATGCAAACCCATCTGTTGCAGGGTGGAAGATTGCTGCAGCGTATTATTCAGTAAAAATGTTTGGGAGATGGTCTATAATTCCCAGAAAGGAGGATTGATGTCTACATGTAACAATTGTGGTCTTGCATCTCACTGTAAGATTTCACTAAAAAAAGAAATGTTAGATGGAGATAGAAATCCAATAGTAGTAGTATGTAATAAGTGCCGGTGTGAAAAATGCTGGCGCCCAGACTGGTAGGAGGAAAAAATGGCTGGAATAGATTGTATCAACGAAGATTGTAAAAACCCCCTATGTGATTGTGATCCTTGTGATTGTTCACAGGAAAATCCTTGCACCTGTTGTTTGGTGTGGGATGGGGAGTAATGTGGTTTTTTATAATTAGCAGTATTGCGGGATCAATTCTTGGGAATGCAGCCGATAGTTGGTTTGCAGACACTAAACTAGGAATTTGGACCTACAATAAAGTTGATGATGTTTCGACATGGGCTTCAAAAAAGTTGGGGTTGAAGATTTTAAAGGATGAAAACAATTGGAAGACAAAGTATCCAAATGTCGCCATGAAAATCGAAAAACTTGAAGCCAGATTAAAGAAACTAGAAAAGGAGAATTAAATGAAAGTATTTTTATTGGTGGCAACTATTGCCTCGCTCATGACAGGTGCAGCTTTTGCTCAAGACGCAGAAAAAGTAAATCCTTTGAGCTTAATTGATACGTCAATTGTTACTGACACTTCATATAATAATGATACAGGGCAAGCTGCTACTGAGTTTGGTGCGATTGTAGGATTTCAAAAAATAGAAATGTCTTTGTTACCCACATATAATTGGGAAACTAAAAAGATTACTGATATTGAAATTGCTGCATCATATACTGTCAACGTGATGGATAATATTTCTGTAACTCCCTATGGCGAATTGCATTATGATGACGATTTGAAACGGGGCGCAGAAATCGTTGGTGTTAAAACCAAATTTAACTTTTAAGGAGAATTAAATGAGTAATTTTATTTCAGATAGAATAAGTGAAGGTTCATCCCATCAAGGCGTAATTGTTGCAGCAGCTGCTGTAGCAGTATTATTCTTTGCTGTACCTTTGACTAAAGTTGTTTTATGGGGTGCCCTCGCTTGGGGCGTGTGGTCTATGTTGAAGAAAGATTAGTTATGACAGAGTTGGAAACGGAGGTTAAACTTCTTAAAAAAGAGTTGCAAGATCAAGCAAAAATACATGGTCGTTTGGATATTGCAATTGAGAAGTTGACTGACGTTTCCAACTCTATTCATCGCATGTTAGCTGTGCATGAAGAGAAGATTTCTCGACAAGAAGAATCTATTATTGAAGCAGAACAGAAGTTAGAGGTTCGCCGGACTGAACTATCCGTAAAAATAGATGAATTACATTCTCGTATTACCACAAATACAAAAGAGATCATGGCTGCTGCATCAACACAGCATCAACAACAAAATAAAGAAATACAGAAAATAAGAGATGAACTTATTACCAGAGTAGGTGTTCTGGAAAAATGGCGCCATGTTCTTATAGGAAGCTCTATTGTAGCAGGATTTATATTACACAAATTTGTTGATTTTAGTCCTTGACATTATAACAATTATCATGTATTATATATTAATATTATGTCTTATATTGATTCAAAATACCTAAACATTATTGGCCCCCAACTTCTCAAATTCAAGAAGAAGGGGGATTTTTTATGGAATTTTAGGTGCCCGTATTGTGGAGATTCACAGAAGTCTCGTTCCAAGGCAAGAGGATTTGTCTATCGCAAGAAAAATGACCTATTCTATAAGTGTCATAATTGTGGTACAGGATCAACTCTTGGTAATCTCATCAAGTATGTAGACTCTAAAATCCACAAAGACTATATAATGGAACGATATAAAAATGGGGTTAAGACCAACAACCCAGAGCCGGAGTTTAATTTTGATGTTCCTGTCTTTCGCAAAAAGGGTGTTCTTAAAAATCTCAAACCTATTTCAGATTTATCCACAGACCACCCGGCACGAAAGATTATTGAGAAAAGACTTATACCATCTAAATCACTCTGCGATCTATATCTATGCCAGTCATTTTTTAAATTCACGAACACATTAATACCAAATAAATTTCCTTCCTTGGATGGTGATCACCCAAGGTTGTTGATACCGTTTAGGAATGAGAAAGGAGAAATATTTGCATATCAAGGAAGAGCTTTTGGGAAAGAAAACCCCAAGTATCTAACTATCAAATTAGAAGAACGAGATAAGATTTTTGGATTAGATAGGGTTGATAAAAGCCAACATGTTTATATAGTTGAGGGCCCGCTTGATAGTTTGTTTTTAGATAATTGCATCGCCGCTGCAGGAGCAGATATTCCTTCAATGGATTGTGACTTTACTGTAATTTTTGACAATGAACCTAGAAATAGAGAATTGTTAAAACAGATTGAAAAAGAAATTAAAAAAGGACATAGAGTTGTATTGTGGCCCGACAGTATGAAACATAAAGATATTAACGATATGATTATTGCCGGATATACGAAAGAGCAGATACAGGAAATTATAGATGATAATACATTTTCTGGTGTAGCTGCACAATTGAGATTTGCAGAATGGAAGAAAATAGATGAAGGAAATATGGGAAAAACAGTACGAAGAAAAAAAACCACCTTGGAACTATGATTTATTTGATGATGATTTATCGTATTTTTTTAGAGTTAGAGTTTATGATAATAAAAAGTTTTCAGTTATAGATTTAGGTTGTGGGAATGGTTCTCAAGCATATTACATAGAAAATCAATTTGGTAATGAAAATAATAATATATTTGATGTAACTGCTACGGATATAGTAAATGCTTTAGAATATGATGTTAGTAATTTTATTATAGATGATGCGTTGAATTCTAAGTTAACTAAGAAATACGATATTATTTTAGATAGAGGATTGATACACAATCTTTTTCATTTAAAGAATAAAAGACACAAATATTTTGAGATGATTGGAAATATAACTCATGATGACAGTTATATTGTTCTCAAAGTATTAAGTCCGTATGAGACAAGGTTTAATCCAGCAACTCACTCTGGGCCTTATCGTTTTAATGAAAAACAATTGATGGAGTTTTTCTCTGGATTTGGTTTTACATGTATTCAATTAAAGGATACATTTTTTTACAGCAACATAGAGCCTCCCCTTAGAGGCTATTTCAGCGTATATAAGAAAGAAGGAAATAAATAAATGTCTAACAACTATCTCCCCACAACCTATCAAGAGTTCATTCATTTATCTAGATATTCCAGATGGTTGCCAGAAAAAGAGCGTAGAGAAACGTGGGCTGAAACAGTTGCAAGATATTTTGATTTCTTTACTGAACATCTGAATGATTTGCATGATTACAAACTAACAAAAGCCCTAAGAGAAGAATTAGAAGAAGCAGTATTGTCTTTAAAAGTAATGCCTTCAATGCGTTGTCTTATGACTGCTGGAGAAGCACTTAAACGAGAAAATATTGCAGGGTATAATTGTTCTTATGTTGCTATAGATCGACCACAGGCCTTTGATGAAATCCTTTATGTATTGATGAATGGAACTGGTGTAGGATTTAGTGTTGAGCGCCAATATGTTTCTCAGTTGCCTACTATTGCAGATGAGTTTCATATTTCTGATACAACGATAACTGTTGCAGATTCTAAAATGGGCTGGGCAAAAGCTTTTAAGGAATTGGTTGGTATGTTGTATATAGGACAAATTCCATGTTGGGATTTAGCTAAAATACGTCCAGCAGGCGCTCCTTTGAAAACTTTTGGTGGTCGTGCATCAGGCCCAGAACCATTAGAAGCCTTATTTAATTTTGCAATCACCGTATTTAAAAATGCAAATGGTCGTAAGTTGTCTTCAATTGAGTGCCATGATATTGTTTGCAAGATTGCAGAGGTTGTAGTTGTTGGTGGTGTTCGTAGGTCTGCTCTTATTAGTTTATCAAATTTATCTGATGACCGTATGAGAGCTGCAAAGCATGGCCAGTGGTGGACTACTGAACCTCAACGATCTCTTGCAAATAATTCTGCATGTTATACAGAGAAGCCAGATATCGGTGTATTCATGGATGAGTGGAAAGCTCTTTATGAATCCAAGTCTGGTGAACGTGGTATTTTTAATCGTGAAAGTGCGGTGAAGATATCAGAGCAAAATGGTAGACGTAATACTACAGATTTTGATTTTGGTACAAATCCATGCTCAGAAATTATTTTGCGTAATCGTGAGTTCTGCAATCTGTCAGAAGTTGTAGTTCGTCCAACTGATACACGGGAGTCTCTTTTGGCAAAGGTGCGTCTTGCAACGATTCTGGGTACATTCCAAACCACACTTGTCAACTTCAAATATGTTTCATCTGCATGGAGAAAAAATTGTGAAGAGGAAAGGCTTCTTGGTGTTTCTCTTACTGGCATCATGGATAGCAAACTTCTTAACGGTAAATCACCACGCCAGGTATTACCAGCGTTATTACAAGATTTGAAAAACGAAGCAATCAGAACCAATGCAGAGTTTGCAAAAAAGATAGGTATCAACCAAAGTGTCGCTGTAACGTGCGTCAAACCCTCTGGGACCGTCTCTCAGTTGGTTGATGCAGCATCTGGTATCCATGCTCGTCATAATCCTTACTATATTCGTACGGTGCGTGGAGATAAGAAAGACCCTCTTACAAGAATGATGGCTGATGCTGGATTTCCTATAGAAGATGATGCAATGAATCCAAGCAATACATCTGTGTTTTCTTTTCCTATGAAAGTAGATGATGGTGCTGTATTTCGTACAGACATGTCTGCTATTGAGCAGTTGGAGTTGTGGTTAACATATCAAAAATATTGGTGTGAACACAAACCATCTGTTACTATTTCTGTTAAGGAGGATGAATGGTTGGAAGTTGGTGCATGGGTCTTTAAACATTTTGATTTTATGAGTGGTGTCAGTTTCCTTCCATTTGCAGAACATACATATAAACAAGCACCATATCAAGATATCAAAAAAGAAGAGTATGAAATTCTTCTTGATAAAATGCCTAAGGAAGTGGAGTGGAGTAAATTGTCAGAGTATGAAAAAACAGATATGACTATTGGATCACAGGAGTTGGCATGTGCTGCGGGTGGTTGTGAAATTCAATGAAATTAATAGTATGTGAGAAATGTGAAGCTGAGTTCTCTATAAGACATTCTATGAATGATAGATATTATATAATTTCTCATTGTATATTTTGTGGGTCAGAATTATCAGATGAGCTTGAAGATGAAATAGAGTGGGAAGATGAAGACGAGTAGTGCTAAAGCTAAAGGTCGTAGATTCCAACAGTGGGTTCGTGACCAACTAATTGAAACATTGAATGTACATCCAGAAGATATAGAATCTCGTAGTATGGGTGCTGGTGGTGAAGACCTAATCATGGCCCGTGCTGCAAGAGAGAAGTTTCCATTTTCAATTGAGTGCAAAAACCAAGAAGCATTAAACGTGTGGAAGTCATACGAACAGGCAGAGGCAAACTCTGGTGATTATGAACCTATCGTTTTTATCAAGAGAAACAATCAAAAACCTTTAGTGGTTGTTGATGCAGAATATTTCATTAGGATACACAATGAACGAGTGGATTGAACAATATAAACAATATCATGCAGAACACACAGAATATGGTAATGGTGGTGGTTTAAAGTTTTATCTACAACACATAATAGATTTAGTACAAGATACAAAATCAGAATCTTTATTAGATTATGGTTGTGGTAAAGCTGAAGGATATTTAGAATATAATCATCACGAAATGTGGGGAGGTATAATGCCATCATTATATGATCCAGCAATTCCAGAATATGAAAATGTCCCAGCTGGAACATTTGACGGAGTTATGTCATTTGATGTATTAGAACATATTCCAGAGATACAAATCCCAGAAACAATATATCAGATTACTAAAGTTGCAAACAAATTTGTGTTTCTTGGTATTGCAACAGACCCAGCTAGCACAGTACTACCAAACGGAGATAATGCACATTGTACATTAAAACCTATAGAGTGGTGGGTAGAGATGATAGAGAAATATGCTCCAAATCGTGTGTATACGCACATAAAAACTCATGGAAATTGCAACAATTATTCCATTCTAAATGAAGACCTATACTTAGACTGGATGTTAGAACAAGTCTAAGTATAGGTTTCTTACCCAAAACTTATAAATAGTATCAGTAATATCGTGATCATATAATCACGATAAAAATGGAGTAGCTTATGGAAGCATTTAGTTTAATTGCTGACCTAGGCTTTTCCATCGCAGCCGTAATTGGTGGCGGGTTTTTTATTATACTACTTTTGAAATATATTCTTGATTCTGTTGTTAGTAGGGCAGTTGGCCTTAATGGCATGATTGGTGCATTAGATAATCGTGTAAAAACTATTAATAATGAGATAGTAAGACTTGATGCTCTCATATGTCATGCGTTAGGTGTTAAACCCGATACTCGCAGATTGTCTGCGGCCGATGGAAAAGAAGATACTAGGAAGGATTAATTTTGGGAATTACTACTATTGTTGATATGTTTAATCAGTATGGCGTTCCTACAGTGGTTGCTGTAGGGATGGCGTATTTTATATATTACGTCTGGAAATTTGTTACGCACAATATTTTACCAAGTTTAGCTACAGCAAGTAGTACATTAGTGGGCTTGATTGACAGAGTGAGAATGTTAGATAATGACATGATTAGGTTGGATCAAAAGATACATACTATAATAGAAATACAAAATCAACAGATGGACCCTTTTGAAGCAGCTAATAAAAAAAGGATGGAAGTTAGACAAGCAGAATTGGATTATAATCAAGATAAAGAAATTACTGCAAATAAAAAAGAGATAGCAAAATTAAAAAAATGAAATATATATTTTACATACTTTGTTTTTCCGTTGCCATTACATCTAATGCATTTGGTGGGGGTATGGTACATAAATGGAAATCACCTTCTTTTAGTGGAATAGGAGCAAGTGCCCATTTCTTGACTATTGAGAACCAAGAGTTTACTCGTAAGGCTGAAATTAGAGGAAAGAAAGATTCTGCTGCAGCTAAAAAAATATCAGCAGCAAAGAATACGAATTACGCAAAATTTTTAGATAATTTGGAGTCAAGAATATATGCAGAGTTTTCAAAACAGTTAACGGATAATTTGTTTGGCGAATCATGTGGAACAACTTATACAACTGGACCAGTTGATGGAGTAGTAATAACATCACAAAATACTTTGAATCCAGAAGCAGGAAACACTGATGGTGTTGGTAGTAACTGTACTGGAACATATACATTTAATGATACAACAGTTACATACACAAAGGATGTTGCAAACGATATAGTGATATTAGATATAGTAGGGCCAGATGGTAGTCAAGTCATTACATTGCCTCTTAACGATTTTCAGTTTTAGTATACTGTTTGGATGTCAAACGGTTCCGTCTGATCCGCCTACATCAACAACTGAACTATTATATGAAAAACTAGAAGAGATTTCATCACCTGTACAGAAGGTTCCGATAGCAGTCTATTCATTTACAGACATGACGGGACAAAGAAAACCAGGTGATGGTGTGGCATTGATAAGTATGGCAGTCACTCAAGGCGCTCATGTATGGCTTTTACATTCATTGAAACGTGCTGGTGGTGGTGAATGGTTCATGGTTATAGAACGTATTGGGTTAGATAATCTGTTGAAAGAAAGACAGATTATACGTCAAACGAGAAAGACACACGGTGATAAAGACGATTTAAAACCTTTACTGTTTGCTGGAGTATTGATCGAAGGTGGTATTGTAGGATATGATACTAACACAATGACAGGAGGAATTGGAGCTCGACTACTAGGAATTGGCGCACAAGAAGAATACAGAGAAGATAGCGTATCTGTTGGTATAAGATTAGTATCGGTTAGTACTGGTGAAATTTTATTAGCAGTTAGTAGTGAGAAGACCATATTAAGTACGAGACTATCTGCTACAGTGTTTAGATTCTTAGACTTAGGAACTAAACTACTAGAAGTGGAGGCTGGATATACAGAGAATGAATCTGTAACATATGCAGTAAGAAAAGCTATTGATAAAGTTATTGTTGATATGATCCACGAAGGAACTAAAAAAGGATTGTGGGAATTTAAGAAAGTAGAGGATGATCAAAAGAAGGAGGTAAAAAAATGAAGAAAGTAATACTTGCATTTATAATGTTTTTTGCTATGACAAGTGCAAGTTTTGCAGACAGTAAAGTTTATATCACTCAGTCTGGTGCTAACTTAGACCTAGACATAACTATGGATGGAAACGGAAATCTTATTGGTGCAACAGGTGACAGAACATTACTTACTGGTGCTAACTTAGATGTTGACATTGATTTAATTGGTGCTTCTAATGTGATAACTGGTGATTTTATTGGTGCTGGTGAAGCAGGCGCAGACGATCTAAAAATAAGTCAAACAGGTAGTACTAATACTACTGCAATAAATGTTGGCGCATCGGCAGCAACGGATGATGTAAGAATCATAGAAACTAGAGTAGGAAGTAGCGGTGAAACTTCATACACAATTGGTAATGCAGCTACAGTTCAAGATGTTAGTGTTACTGTGGATGTTGTCGGCGATGATATTGATATAACACTTCTTGAAAATTCATCCAGTACTGGATCGGATAAAACAACCGATATTGATATTGCAACGGACAGTGATGATGTTGATATAATTATTACTCATACTGGTGCAGGCGCACACAAAACAAAACTGTTATGTACGGGTTCTTGTGCCGGTAGTGATTTTACTATGTCACAAACTGGAGCAAATAGTACAGATGTTGATTTAACAGTAACTAATGCAACTAGCTCAGATGTTGATATCATTATTACGGACTAACTTGAGATGGACACTAATAGCAATTTTGTTAGTATTATTGCCCCAGCTATCATATGCTGCAGCAATTGGTAATGTAGTACTTCAAGAAGGTGTTGCGTCTGTTGAGAGAAAAGGAACGGAATCTAACCTTAACCTAGATTCTGACATTATGTTTATGGATAATGTCAAAACTGGTAAAGGGGAAATTGGTATCACATTTATAGATGATACCAATGTGGCCGTGAGTTCTCAAAGCTCTCTCATCATAGATGATTTTGTTTATGACCCTAATAGTGCTGAAGGTTCTAAGTTAGTACTTAGAATAGCTCTTGGTACAGTACGGTATGCTAGTGGTAATATAGCAAAGCTAAACAAACAAAATGTTGACATTCGTACCCCGACCGCTAGAATAGGTGTTCGTGGTACTGCTTTTAGTATGACGGTGGATGAGATAGGCCAATCACTTATTATATTGTTACCGAATGCTGATGGGACTGTAGGAGAGATATCAGTGGAGTCTGATATAGGTCAAGTGATATTAACGAGAGCGTTTCAAGCAACGTCGGTTAGATCAAGGGAGGCTTCTCCCACAAAACCCAAAATACTTGATCTAACAGAAAGTATGATTAATAATATGTTAATCATCAAACCACCTAAAGAGAAAGTAGATTTAGCATCTGCTACGATTGAAGAGAAAAAGAAAAAGAATCTAGGAAATTTCTTAGATGAAGAGAAAGAGATTGACAAAAATTGTTTAGAGGAAGAATGTGAAGGTCAAGAAGAAGAAGGTGGATTTACCAGCTTAGATATTAATCCTTTGGATGTTAATTTATTATTAAATGTACTAACGGAATTAAACAAAAAATACAAAAAACCAAATACGATATTAACAAGAACAATATCTAATACAGATGGCAGAGTTGCTGGATATAATCCAGAGTCTCTAGTAACAACTCTTATAGAAGGTGACTCAGTTCAATTGATTCGAGAATTTGATAGCAGTATGATAGACATCACCTTAGATAGAGTGGATGGACATAAGATTAATATAGATCAAAAAGGTAGCGTTGCGCCGGAGATAAGGACAGATGAAGCGGGTTATACTTCTACTATTGATATTCATATTCAGTAGTACTACTGTATATGCTGAAGATGTTTTTATTCTTCATCAGGGGTATGGCAACACTCATCAAAAATGGAAGAATAGACTAGAGGATGCTGGTCATACAGTTACTATGGGAAATTCTCTTCCTAGTGTTACGACTAGTTATGAGCAAATATTTGATATAAGATATTCGTATAACTTATCCTCAGCAGAAGAAACAGCGTATAAAGCTCTGCTAGCAAGAGGAGGAACTTTGTATCTTCAAGGTGAAAATCCTCACTCCACTCTTAATCCTCGTAACCAAAATATAACAGAATTTATTAAAGATGAATTGGGTGGAGGAAATGTAGTTTATAATAGTTCTACATATTCTGGTAATTCGATTACGACATTTAATACATCTCAATCTTATATTGCTAATCATAGTGGTAGTCTTACTTGGTCTGCCGGAGGAATTTTAACTTCGGTTGGTGATGGTACATGGTTGGCTAAAGATAGTAGCGGTAATATTGTTGTAGCAGTATGGTATGGTGAGAGTTTAAACAATGCGTATAGTGATGGTATAGTTTTTGTATTCACAGATATTAACTATGCATCCCATAGTTCATACTATACAAATAACAACAAAGCATTTATGAATGCATTGCGTACTGCTATAGCAAGTACATTCAACCAACCGACTAGTGCTGTAACCATATCATCAGCACAAACTACAAAAAGAACTGCTGCAATAAATGCTAGTATAGAAAATGGTTGTAATGTTTGTATAGTACAATCAGGTGACAACCCCACAATTAACATACGACAAGACGGTGATGATAATTTTATTGTAGATAAAGATTGGTCAGGGCCTGCTACTTTAACAGGAGACAATCTCGTATTAACTATAAAACAAGGCAATGTAACTACAACTGGCAGTAGTGATGAGAATGGAATAGGATTATATATAAATGGTAATAACACAAATTTAACAATAAGTCAAGGGGATCATGCAAACGACCAAGGGGAGCATAAAGCAGTAATAGATATTAATGGAGCTTCTAATGTTATGAACCTTACTCAATATGATGGTGGAACATTATCAAAACACTTTTTTGAGGCAGACGTAGATGGTGGTAGTAATAATTTGACTGTCACACAAAAAGACAATGGCCAGAAAACAATGTTCTTAGATGTGAACGGAAATAGTAATGAAGGAACTTTTATTCAAGAAGACACTGGAACTCACTATCTTGACGTTACACTAGATGCAGACCATGAGGTAAATATTACTCAACGTGGCAGTGGTAATCATGGAGCAAGAGTTAACTTAGATGGTCACAGTACTGATTTTGATTTAATTCAACAAGGTAGCAGTGCTCAATATTATAATTTAGACAATACTTGTAGTAATGCTTTAGGTTGTACGATAAATACAACACAGGGAACACAATGAAAAAATGGATTATATCATTAATAGTAATTCTGGTTTTATGCGGAGTTCGCTTCACTGATCCTTGGTTTTTAGATATGGTGCGTATGAAAGCACTAGATCAGCATCAACGCAATCAAACCCAACAAAGTCTATCCAATCTTGTTACAATAGAAATCAATAACGGAACTCTCAAGAAAAAAGGTCAATGGCCTTGGGATAGAAATACTTTATCAAATGAGATTATAAAACTATATCAAGCGGGAGCTGCGTTAGTCGTACTTCCTATTCTATTTGCAGATGATGATAGGTTTGGTAAGGACAGAGCATTAGCAAGAGTTCTAAAGAAGACTCCCACTATTATAGGACAAATACCTACCAATGAGAAAGATAACAGCGGTGTTATAAGAGGAGTTTCAACAATAGGTAAACCGTGGAAAGGTTGGGTATATCAATATCCAGGCGCCATTGGTCCAATACCCCTACTTGCAAGAAATGCTCATGCTGTTGGTATGATGATAATTGCACCAGAGAAGGATGGTGTGGTTAGGCGTATGCCTCTGGTGATTGCAGTGGGTGATAAATTATATCCATCTATGAGTATGGAAATTCTACGCATGGCCGCAGGAGACATATCATATCAGATGAAGACAGGTATTGCAGGGGTAGAGAAATTACGCATACCTAAATTTAAAATGATTGATACGGATGCTCATGGGAACATATGGCTTGACTTCAAATGGAAAACGCCAACCTATGCATTGCACGAAAAATTACCAGACCTCAAAGGAAAAATTGTGATAGTGTCTATGACCGCCTCTGGTCTTGATAATCCCGTATCTACTCCTGTTGGTGTAATTCATTCGCATGATTTGATTGGTTCATCTCTTGCGACGATGATGACAGGAAGAAACATCACAAGACCATACTGGACAAATGTTGCTGAGCTGGGAGCATCTTTTGGTTTCGCACTTGCACTAATGGTTATCGTATTATTACTTCCTTGGTATTTTAGTGTTGCACTAATGCCTGCATCATTGTATGGATTGTTCTATGGCAGTTCATATCTCTTTACTAAACATGATTTGTTGGTAGATTGGAGCTATCCTGTACTCACAGTATTCATTGCTTGGGCTCTTGCAACATTCCTAAGATTTATGGAAGAACATAAATTACGAATGGAAATTAAGAAACAGTTTGAGCATTACCTTGCACCAGCAATGGTTAAAAAATTACAGAAGAATCCATCTCTACTCAAATTGGGTGGTGAGACAAGAGAACTAACATTATTGTTTTGTGACATAAGAGGGTTCACACCAATCAGCGAACAATTCAAAACAGACCCACAAGGATTAACAAAACTAATCAATAGATTTTTAACACCAATGACAGATATTATTATGAAAAATGGTGGAACTATAGATAAATACATGGGTGACTGTATTATGGCATTTTGGAACGCACCTCTTGATGTTGAAGAACAAAGACAGTTGGCTCTAAGATCATCTCATGAAATGTTATATCATTTAAAAGTTTTGAATGCTGAATTAGCTAAGGAAAAAGCTTTACCTATTAATGTTGGAATAGGTTTGAATACAGGAGAGGTAGTTGTGGGTAATATGGGAAGTGATCAGAGATTTGATTATAGTTGTCTTGGTGATGCAGTTAATCTTGCTGCAAGACTTGAAGGACAAAGTAAAGAATACGGCATGAAGATAATTCTTGGTGACGAAACATCTAAAGGAATGGAAGAAGAATTTGCAATTATTGAATTAGACAAGATTGCTGTCAAAGGTAAGACTGAAGGTGTAACCATTTTTACCTCTTTAGGTAGATACGAACAACTTCATCAAGAAATGAATTACTATAGTACATGTATACAACAACATGATAAATTCTTAGTTTTGTACAGACAACAACATTGGGACTTGGCATTAAGATGGTTGAATGATTTGAGAGATGAATTTAATGGTGTTATGGCAGATTATTATGCTATGATGGAAAAACGTATAGAGGTATTACGAGAAGAAGACCTCCCTCCTGATTGGGATGGCGTCTATAGAGCGACAACTAAATGAAAAAAAACTTTTTTTCATCAAAAACAGGCCACGGGCCATCTGATGAATATTTTAAGAATTTAGCAGTTTGGCATGATATAGATATAGTAAAGTCGTGGGTGCTTGGATTTGTAACAGGCAGTATATTGACCGGACTATTAATAATATTATTTTCTTAAAAATAGTTCTTGACATTCTCTCATTTTTATTGTATAGTATATATAGTGAAGAAAAAGAGAGATAAATATTGTCATGGACCCGATACTACACACATTAATTGCAATAGGTTGCATGGCCGGTTGTTATTATGCTGGACATTATTTGGCAACAAAAAAAATGTTTGAACCTATCATTTCAAAAATGCTAGATAAGCTGGAATCGGATGGTTTTATCTATACCACCACCGACAAAGATGGTGAGAAAGAACTCATTCCTATTTCTGAAGTAATTGCTAAAACATTGCGAGATGCAATAAAATCTTCAAAATACCCTTGACAATTTTAATATAATATGATATATTGATAATTATGCACATATTACCATCTTACTTTACAACTACAAATACCCGCAAACGTAAGAAATCTAAGAAATCCAAATCTTTGATTGAAGCAGAGCGGCAACATGCAAAGTTTGTAAAGAAAACAGTTGGCATTCGTAGCTCAGTTGGAATAGAGCAACGGTCTTCTAAACCGTGGGTCGCTGGTTCGAGTCCAGCCGAGTGCGCCAAGGAACGGAGTGTAGCACAGTCTGGTAGCGCACCTGCTTTGGGAGCAGGGGGTCAGAGGTTCGAATCCTCTCTCTCCGACCAAATTCCTCTGTCGAATGACATACCAGTAGGCGTTGCGCCAAAGAAAGAATTAATTCCACACAATTTTACTATTGCACCGGCATATAATAAGGGGCCGTATCAAGTAATAAGTAAGAGTAACATAAAGGATATTGGAAGATGAGAGTTGATGTAAGAAATAATAATGTCGATCAGGCATTAAGGGTTCTAAAGAAAAAGTTGTTGTTGGATGGATTCTTTAATGAACTAAGAGAACGAGAAAGCTTTGTATCAAAGGGTGAAAAATATCGTCGGGCAAAGGCTTCTGGTATTCGTAGATTTAAAAAAGAACAGAAAAAACGTATGGAAGAATTGGGATATTAAAATGGTTAAAAAGAAGAAAATTGCTGTTAAGACTGATAATAGTAATTGGCAGGCCCCCAAGGTTCGTAAAAAACGTAAACCTATGAGTGAAGAACAACGGGTTGCAGCTGCAGCACGTTTAGAAAAAGCAAGAGAAAAACGCAAAGAGAAAAATCCTGATTATGGACAAAGTTCGCTTCCATTAGTTTTAAAAGATTTGCCAGAGGAACATCCAAGACATCCTAAAAAAATTAAGGAATGGATTAAAACTCAAAAAGACCTTGCAAGTTCAGCACGAAGTGCTGTAAAACAAAAAATAAAGGGAGCAGAAGCACAATTAGCTAGCCATGAAGGATATATAAAGAATATGCATAGATATCTTCGGGATGGTGATTGGGTTGATGATTTTTATGGTGAGCATCAACAAAACAAAATTGGTTGGTATTGTGTTGCAATGGCATATTATGATGATGGTACTCCTAAAAGGAATGTGGGTGTTTATTATCCAGATTTGGGTTGTGAATATACTAAAGAAATGTTTAACGAGGAGAGAGGTATTTCTAATGCCGGATCAGAAAAACGGAAACGTAAAGAAACCCGACAACGTAGTACAGGGCCCGTGGCCAAAGTCAAAAAGAAAGGTTAAAGTTCCTGATGAAGAAATTCTTGCATTAAGAGAAAATATGGAATTTGCTGAAGAGCTTAATCAAGACCTAATTATCCAAATGGTTCAAATGATGGGTGAAAATGGAGTTGGCGTTTCAGACCCATCTTTTATTCGTGATTTAGGATTGATAATTGAAATGACAAAAGGAAGTATATATAGAAGTATGGGAATTCCCCATCCAACACATGCATTTTTTGAAACTATTGTAGACATTGATGTTGATGAAGATGACAACACTATTCATAGTCATATTGATTTAAATATGTTAGAGAAATTTGTTGAGGATAATAAAGATTTAGAGGATGATAATGACGACGATCCCGAAGTTTCATAAACCATTTAGTCCTATAATTATGGAAACAGAAGCACCAAAGGAGTTTGTTGATAAAATCAACAGCACTGCTGATAAAGTGCTTGGTAGTGAAGCTGCAAGTGTGGAATGGGATTGGTCACACATGCTGGTTGGCAAAGTACATAAAGAAGTTCGAATCCCCATAAAAGGTAAAGACGATAAAGAGTTTCTTTTAAATGTAATGAAGTCTGCATGTTTAGATTATCTAAAGGAATCTATAAATCAAGGCAATCATCATGCATGGAAGAAACTTGCTGGTGATGCAATTCCAACTTTGGCTAACATTCATCTAACTCATAGTTGGGTAGTCAGTCAATATGCCGGAGAATATAATCCTTGGCATCATCATAATGGTGATTTCTCGGCAGTTATCTATCTTAAATTGCCACCCAATATGCACAAAGAAATAGAAGAAGATTATGAGGATCATTATCCAGCAAATGGATTGATAGAGTTTATGTTTGGTGAGAATCAAATATTTAGAAGCGACAATTTGAAGTTTAAACCAGTAGTAGGAAAGATGTTAGTATTCCCATCATGGTTGAAACATTTTGTATATCCCTTTAAGAGTGAAGGTGAGAGAAGGAGTATGAGCTTTAATGCTCATATGTTTGTGCCAGAATGATATTAGTTGATATGAATCAGATTTCTCTTGCAAGTATGATGATGCACTTGCATATGAGTAAGTCTAAAGAGATAGATGAAAATATGGTGCGGCATATGATTCTTAATTCGCTTCGTATGTACCGTACCAAATATTCATCTGAATTTGGGGAATTGGTTTTGTGTTATGACTCTAAGCATTATTGGAGGCGTGATTACTTTCCAGAATATAAATTTAGCAGACGAAAGAGTAGAGAAAAATCCACACATGATTGGAATGCAATTTTTCTTTGTCTCAATGAGATAAAGGATGAGCTTAGGAATAATATGCCATATAAGTTTGTAGAAATATATGGCGCAGAAGCTGATGATATTATCGGTGTTCTTTGCTCCGAATATTCAGAAGAAATCATGATAATTTCTGGTGACAAAGATTTTATTCAGCTCCAAAAATATCCTAATGTAAAACAATTCAGTCCGATTACTAAGAAAATAATAAGTGGTGAAAATTCTGGCACATATCTTAAAGAGCATATCTTTAAGGGTGACACTAGTGATGGAGTACCTAATGTTCTATCTCCTGACAATACATTTACTGATGGCTTACGACAAAAACCATTAAGTAAAAAGAAAATTGCTTCATGGGTGGAACATGATTTTGAAGATGTTGCTCCTAATGATGAAGTGAAAAGAAACTACCAAAGAAATCGCAAATTGATTGATTTGACATACACACCAGAAGAACTTTCTTCAGAGATAATTAATACATATAAGGAAGCTCCATATGGTGATCGCAGCAAACTACTAAATTACTTTATACAAAAGAGATTGAGAACTCTCACAGAATCCATAGGAGAATTTTAAAATGAATTTATTAATTTCAGAAATTTTGGAAAAGGTTTCAAAAGTCAAGACTAAAAAGGATAAGGTTGATATCCTAAGAGAAAATGATCATCAATCTTTGAGAATGGTTATTAAGGCTTCCTTTGATCCAACTATTGAGTGGGCATTACCAGAAGGTGATGTTCCTTATACTCGCAATGAGGCCCCAGAAGGAACAGAGCATTCTTCTCTGTCATACGAATCTCGTAAGTTGTATCATTTCATTCGTGGTGGTGATAATCAAATTAATCAGAACAAGCGAGAATCAATGTTCGTTCAACTATTAGAAGGTCTTCATGAGAGTGAAGCAGCACTTTTGGTGGCTGCAAAGGACAAGAAATTGCATCAAATGTATAAGGGTCTTTCTGCTCCTGTAGTCAAGGAAGCATTCAATTGGAATGATGAATATATGGTTGATGACCATCATGTTTATCCTCAAACACCCGGCCCAGCAAACGGGTAATGACAGATTATCGAACTTTTTTACAGAATCGTTTAGAATCAATGACTTAGGAGGTACGATTTCTCTTGACAAACCCTTCTGACTATGGTACTATTAGGTATAGTCAGAAATAAGGAAGACAGAGACATGAACAACGAAATGACTGCCCTGATTGAGAATATCAAAAAGGACTATTTTGAGTGGACTACGGGTTGTGCGGCCGCCGCTGGTCGGTGCATTCTGAGCGATACCAATAAGGAAATGATTGATAGGTTCAATGATAATCTGACCTACAAGACAGGTTCCAAATACATCAAGGTCTTCACAGAAGGCGGTAGTGTTTGGGGTTTTGTTGTCAATACATTCAAGGACAAGAAGTTTGCCAAAGGTGACATTCTGAAGGCTGCGGGCTATAACGCTCCTGCTCGGAACGCTGCACGGGGAAACATCATTGACGGTGGTTACACCATCCGGTGGACCGGCCCCCTGTATCTGAAATAATTTGAGGAAATTATGATACTTCACATTAAAGGTTCTAACAAAGCAGTTCGTAGATTGATCGAAACGGCTGCTTGGTTTTATGCTGAGAAATTGATGGGTAAAAGACTTATGGAAAGTCTGGAAATTACCATTAATCTCAAGAAAAATCTTCTTTCTAAGGAAGGCTTCGAAGGAACAGCGATGTGGGAAGATGACAGCTATCGGCCAAAAGAGTTCACTATCGAAATTGATACTACTGCAAAAATTCGGAATATTCTAATCACTCTTGCTCATGAAATGGTTCATGTTAAACAGTGGGCAAAAAATGAAATGTATGAGTATATGAATGTGGCGGGGATGGTTCGATTTAAGGGTGAAAAAATCCATATGGAAATAACTGATTATTGGGATTATCCTTGGGAGATAGAAGCCTACGGTAAGCAGTTGGGTTTGTTTGTTCGGTTCTGCGAACATATGGGTTTTGAACGTGAAGATATGAAAGAGGAAGCATAATGGGTAAGATGAAAAATTGGATGATGGACATTGAAGAGTTTTGCGACGGATACGATTATGGTGAGGGGGTTGCCTTCGTCTACACCGACATCATTATCGATGAGATTGTTGAGGATGTTGGAATGTACTTTAAGTCTAATGATGCAGGAAACTATGCCCGCCAGTATATCACTACACAAATGGGTGAGTTCTAATGAATCTTGCTGCAATTGTCTTGGCAGGGGTTGTTTCAACTGTTGCCATTCAAACGCAAGAGGTTCCAGATAGAGCTCCAGAGTGTCTTGCACTCAACATGTATTATGAAGCCAGAAGTCAAGGAACTGCTGGTCTTTTTGCTGTATCTGCGGTGGTACTAAATCGTGTCAATGATAAGCGATTTCCTAACAGTGTCTGTGAAGTTGTCGAGCAGGGCCCTATTAGAGAGAGTTGGAAAACTCGGCAACATAAACATTTATCATCAAGTGAACGAAAATATTACCCTATAAAAAATAGGTGTCAATTCTCATGGTATTGTGATGGGAAAAGTGATGTGCCTCGTAACAAAAAAAAGTATCAAGAGTTACTTGACTTATCCAAAGCAATTATGTATAATGAGATATCATTTGTAGATGTTACAGATGGTGCTTTGTTTTATCATGCAGATTATGTAACGCCTGGATGGGCAAAAACAAAACAGAAAACCGTAGAAATACAAGACCATATTTTTTATAGATGGGATACTAAATGACATTTGATGAATACCAAGAATTTGCACGATCAACAGCAATCTATCCAGAAGACTGTAAGGTAACATATCCTACACTTGGTTTGTGTGGAGAGGCTGGTGAGGTTGCAGAGAAGGTAAAGAAGAATATTCGGGATGGTAAATCTCTGGATGGAGTTGGGCTAGAACTGGGTGATGTGCTTTGGTATATCTCTGCTCTTGCTGATGACCTTGGTGTAACACTAGAAGAGATTGCACAAGCTAATGTTAATAAGTTGCAATCAAGAAAAGATCGTGGTAAAATTGGTGGTAGTGGAGATAACCGATGAACATATTTTACCTAGACCGTGACCCTGAGATTGCTGCACAGATGATGTGTGACAAGCATGTGGTGAAGATGATACTGGAGAGCGCACAGATGCTCTCTACCGCCCATCGTGTCCTTGATGGTGATGAACATGCCAATAATGCTGGTATGTACAAGATGGCTCACAAGAACCATCCAAGCACCATTTGGGTAAGGGCCAATTCAGAAAACTATGATTGGTTACAGCAACATATGGAAGCTCTGATGACAGAGTATACATATCGTTATGGTAAACATCATGCAACAGAAAGATTAATTTATTCTCTGTGGGAACATCCTAAAAATATAACTAATGGTGATTTCACTGACCCTCCAATGTGTATGCCAGATCATTGTAAGGATGAGGATACTGTATCTGCATATCATAAATACTATATAATGGAGAAGTCAAATTTTGCAACTTGGAAACGTAGAGATAAACCGGAGTGGTTTAATGAAGAAAGAAAGTTCGCTTAGAATGGATAGAAATTGGATGGTTGGTATGGGCGGTAAGCCTATCAATCGTTCAGATATTCTTATGAGAGAAGTTGCAGAGATGCAAAAAGCTTTACATGTTTTGCAAATTAGACAAATGGAACTTGTTGAACTTGTAGACAAATTAAAAAATAAAATAACACTTTTAGGTGGTGATCCTGAACAATTGGAGATAAACTTTTAATGCCGACATATACATTTATGGATAATATTACAGGATTTGCTTTTGATGAATTTATGGGTATGAGTGAGAGAGAAACGTATCTAAAAGACAATCCTCATATTAGCCAAGTTCCAGTTATGTTTGCATATGTTGGTGATCATATTATGGGTGCTGGTCCAAAAACTGATGGTGGATTTAATGAACGTATGGAACAAATTGCAAACTCCCATCCAGGCTCTCCTCTAGCAGATAGATATGGCGGTAGTAAAGCAAAATCCCATAAAGAAATTAAAACAAGAGATGTATTGAAAAAGCATAAGGTAATATAAATAAAAATGGCCAGTAAAAAAAATAAAGAAATTAACCATAGTAATCTAGTAACTATTAAATCAATTACTGATAATCAAAAAGTAGTTTTTGACTCTTGGAAAAAGGATAAGAATCAATTTTTGTTTGGTGCTGCTGGAACAGGCAAAACTTTCATATCACTCTATCTTGCATTAAGAGATGTATTGGATTTAAAGAAATCTTATGACAAAGTAGTGCTTGTTAGATCACTTATTCCTACCAGAGAGATTGGATTTCTCCCAGGCGATGAGGAAGATAAAGCTGCATTATATCAAATACCATATCAGAACATGGTGCAGTTCATGTTTGAAATGCAGAACGAACAACAATTTAATAATCTATATGATAAACTGAAATTACAAGGTACATTATACTTTTTATCAACTTCTTTTCTAAGGGGGTTGACATTTGATAATACAATCATTATAGTAGATGAATGTCAGAACATGAACTTTCATGAGCTTGACACAATTATCACCAGAGTAGGGCAGGATTCGAAGATTGTATTTTGTGGAGATTTTGATCAAACAGATTTAGTGAGACAAAATGAGAGAAATGGATTACACGACTTTTTACGAATTTTGACAGAAATGGAAGAATTTAATTGCACAGAATTTACTATTGGAGATATTGTTCGTAGTGGTTTTGTTCGCAGCTATCTTATTAACAAAATTAAGCTTGGCATTGGTATTGAGTAATGTATATAGGAGAGAGTAAATGAAATTCAAAGATTTTCTAGAGAATGCTAATGAGTGGGATGAGCTAGAGGAAGCATCAGAGTATCAGGGTAGGAAGGTTACATTAAATAAACCATTCTATACTCCCGATGGGCCCAAGAAATCTGCTGTTTATGTTACTGGGCCAAAAGGTGATACCGTTATTGTTCGATTTGGTGATCCGAATATGGAAATTAAAAGAGATAATCCCAAAAATAGAGCAAGTTTTAGAGCAAGACATAATTGCGATAGTCCAGGCCCCAAATGGAAGGCAAAATATTGGTCTTGCAAGGCATGGTAGTTTATAAATGTGTATCAAATTTGTTGAGAGGATGAGAAATATATAAAATGAATATTGAAAAATTACAAAAAGAATTAGAAATTGATGAGGGGTGTAAATACGAAATATATCTTGATCACCTTGGTTATCCTACTTTTGGCGTGGGCCATTTGGTTCTTGAGTCTGATCCCGAATATGGGTGGGAAGTAGGAGCGTCCATTGATACTGTTAGAGTCAATGAAGCATTTGAAGATGATGTTGAGAGTGTACTGACAGATTGTGAGAAATTATATGTACAGTGGGAACATTTGCCAGAAGAAGTAAAATTGATTGTTGCTAATATGATGTTCAATATGGGATATACTCGCTTGAGTAAATTTAAGGGTATGAAACGTGGCGTTGATGCAAGAGATTGGAATGCAGCAGCAGATGAGATGGTTGACAGTGTATGGTATCGTCAAGTAACCAATCGAGCAGATAGATTAGTTGAAAGAATGAGAAATATATAATAATGACAAAATTTAATCATGTATCAGTGGAATTACCAGAACTAAAAACAACAACAATTGACCAGCAAAGATTCTATGTAACGCCGGATAATAATTATTACCCATCAATCACAACAGTTCTATCAATCCGAAGTAAACAGGGATTGATGGAATGGCGTAAGCGTGTAGGTAATGATGTGGCAAACTATGTTAGCAGAACTGCTGCTGCCAGAGGAACTAAAGTCCACCATATGTGCGAAGATTATCTTAATAATATGGAAAGTGACTGGCCTAATAAATGGAAAGATCATAAGAAAAACTTTCTTCCTTGGTGTCTATTTGGCCAATTAAAAGATAATGTGTTGGGTAATATTAGTGACATATATGCTCAAGAGTGTAGTTTGTATAGTGATAAATACAAGGTAGCGGGTAGGGTTGATTGTATTGCAAAGTACAATGGTGTTCTTTCAATCATTGATTTCAAGACATCAACAAAAGTACGATCTGATGATTGGAACGAAAATTACTATATTCAGGGTTCTGCATATGCAGAAATGTTTTCTGAAATGACAGGGATTGATACAAACCAAGTAGTAATTTTAGTTGTTACAGAAGACGGCACTGTTCAAGAATTCATCAAAGAAAAGGGTGATTATTTGGATGCTTTAGAATCCTCCGTTACAGAATGGGGAAAACGAAATGAAACAGATAGTAGGGGCCTGCCGATTATTTATCGCTAGTGGCATAGTATTTTTAACATTGCTAACACCAATCATTTCAGCAGCTGCTGAAGAAATACCTTTGCAACAGACACAAAAACCTGTATATTGTGGTAATGCCACAAATTTGTTAAATTTTATTACTAAAAAACATAAAGAATCTCCTATTGTAATTTTTAGTGGAGGAAATGGTGTTGAACACCAAATTGTAGTTTTTGTAAATATAAACACTGGCACTGTTTCTGTAGTAGAAAATCGTTCTGGCGGAATTGGGTGTTTAATAGCATTTGGTACTGATGTAATGGTTGTTCCAGTAAAAGAAAAAGAAGGCTCCGGCTCTTGATTATTTTTTAAAAAGGTATTGACAAAATGCATATGATATGGTATAAATATAGTACAGTTTGATGATACGGACTGAAAGTTGTACAGGACTTGGGGGCAGTACCCAACGCCTCCACCAAAAGGAGATTGGTATGATTGTATTAGTATTTAAATACCAAGGGGAGGGTCAAGATGAAGACCCAGACCCTGTTCGCAAAGGAAGCCGTTAAGTGGATGTTTAAGGCTTATGTAGTTTGGAGTATTTGTGCAGATATATTTCTTCTTGGTGGAATTGCGTACCTAATCTTTTTTTGATGGGGGCGAAATAGGATCGACTGGCAGTGTATAGGAAAGTGGAGAATTGTGGATTGACCGCCTTATAGGTCAAATTCGTAAATGCAAACGATAATATTGCATCTCAAGATTACGCTCTAGCAGCGTAGTTGGATAGGGTTTCGGTGGGTTTCCTAGTAACAGAATAACCCACCACTTTATTGAAAAAAGGAGTTGACAAGTAGATATTATTATGTTATACTCTATAAACAATGTCACTGATGATATTGTTATCATCTTGAAAGGATGAATTATACTATGGTTACTACTACTACTCAGACCGCTAAGGTCGCTAATGCACTAAAGAATGGTGCAGAACTTACCGCAAAACAGATTTCAGCACGTTATGGTGTTAAGAATGTTCGTGCGGTGATCAGTAAACTACGTTTAGAAGGTTATTCTATCTATCTGAATAAGCGTGTATCGTCTTTTGATGGTGAAACCTACATGAAGTATCGTTTGGGTACACCACGCCGTGCTGTTGTTGCAGCTGGTTATGCCGCTCTACGTTCTGCGTAAATAAGCATAACGGGTGATGCCGTAATACATCCGTGGGGGGCCATGGTTAGCCCCCCAACTTAATATAATGAAGGATACAAATGATACCAATGGCTTTAATCACAACAAAAAATTTTACAATTGCAATTGAGAACATTGCAAAAGAGAAGCATATTACTCATATGGATGCTGTTTTACATTATTGCGAAAAAGAGGGTATTGAACCTGAGTCTGTCAGCTCTCTTATCTCAAAGGGTCTTAAAGAAAAGATCGAAGCAAATGCAAGAGACTTAAATTTCTTGCCGAGGCAAGCACAATTACCAATCTAGACAATGGAACCGATTGACGTTTATTTAATGTATTGTGCTATGAAAGCACATTTTAGTAAGAATGATTATGACTTCTTAACTTACAAAGGTAAGAGTCGTGTACCCAGAAATTCGTTCTATAAACGTAAGGACAGATTTTTCTTTGCCAGGCTTTCTAAAAAATATGAAGATCATGAGGACATTAAGAACTATCTAGTTGCTAATTTCATTGTGGATAAACAAGGCTATGTTGCAAATTTTAATGATAAAAATTACGAACAATGGAAAGAGAAAAGAAACAATTTCTATGACATATTCACCGAAGAAATTCGTCCATTTGTAAAGAATTTTAATCCAATATTTGAGGTAAAAAATTCTGAACATCCACTTATCCTAAAAGAATATCTTGGCAAAAGAGTATCACTTGAAACTCTTATCATTCTAGATGAGCTCGTAGGATTTACTAAAACTTGGAACAGACGTTTAGCAGAGGATTATATATGGTACGATCTTAAAAAATTAATGGAAAATTACAAAAGGTTCTTGACAATTGATAAGAATTGTTATAGAATACAATTATTGAAACTCATAGAGGAGTCTAGTGATGAGTAGTAGTGAAGAACTTGAACGTAATAAAGCGTTCTTGGAAAATGAAGTTCAAGTGCTGACAAGTAGAGTAAAAACACTTGAGTGGGAGTGTACAGAGTTGCAGCAATCTAACTCTGAATTGTCAGAGCGAGTTCAAAAGCTAGCATCTCGGCAACCGGCGTGGCCAAAGGGATATCGTCCACAAAGGCGACACAACTCAGCTTAAGTTGATAAATGGTTTGCCGGAGTAGCTCAGTTGGTAGTAGCAGTTGCCTTGTAAGCATCAGGTCAGGAGTTCGAATCTTCTCTCCGGCACCATTTAATTAGAAGATTACATGAAAGAAGAAGTGAAGAGATATAGGTAGGTATGAAATGAAAGCTAAAGATTACGTTATCGTCACAGCAATTTCATCGTATCGTATGCGTTATGTAATGCACCGTGATGATCTACAGAAAAAAAATCCATTAGACCCTGTTAATGCTATTGAATGGGCTCACGATACGGTTATTATGGAAAGATGTGAAGAGTTCTCTCAAGAGCATATGGGAGAGTATATCATTGATACTATGGAAATGAATGAAGATGATATCGTTGAGCTTTTCGATAAAGAAAATGATTATCTTAGTGAGTGGACAAGAGAACAAAAACTTAACTTGGTGAGGAAAAGCATTGATTCAGATGAACAGCTGTACCGTGCCGGAGATGGTGTTTCACAGGACGATAAGACTGCGGTGAAGTCGCCCAGACAATCTATTGCAGAAGCCATACTTGCTGCCGAACAGGGGAAATCCTCTGCCCAGTTCAATCTGGGTTTTATGTATGAAAATGGAAAAGGTGTTGCGAAGAATTATAAAATTGCCCTGAAGTGGTACAGACTTGCTGCTGAACAGGGGGATGCCGATGCCCTGACCAATCTGGGTAATATGTACCACAACGGTTACGGTGTTCCCCAGGACGATAAGACTGCTGTTAAATGGTGGAAACTTGCTGCCGAACAGGGGGATGCCAAGTCCCAGTACAATCTGGATATCATACTCCGTAGAGGAGAATATGATGACTAAGTATATTGTATCTAACTCTTTGATATGTGGATATGATGTTGCTGGCCATGGGAAAGACTACTGTAATAAATGTGCAGAGAAGTTGGAGAAGGTAAATGGAAGTAAAACTAATAGATCGCATGGGAAATGATTTGTCGGTAGTAAATGCTGCTCGTGTTTCCTTCGCAAAAGTTCACGAACAATTTGATGAGAAGAATGATGTTGGACTTATCAATTATCTTGCAAAGCATAATCATTGGAGTCCCTTTGGTCATGCTTCCATGCAATTTCATATCAAGGCTCCCGTATTTGTCGCAAGACAATTAGTAAAGCATCAGATAGGATTGACATGGAATGAAGTGTCAAGACGATATGTAGATACAGAAGTTGAATTTTATGAACCTAAAGAATGGCGACTTGCAGCAGAGAATAAGAAGCAAGGTTCATCAGAGGAAACGGTAAAATATAGTATTTTTCCGGCACACAAATTTGCCAAACAATGCTATGAGAATATGTTGAATATGGGTATTGCACCAGAAATGGCTCGTATGGTTTTACCCCAATCAATGTATACAGAATGGTATTGGAGTGGCACATTATATGCGTTTGCTCGTGTATGTAATCTACGATGCAAACCTGATGCACAGAAGGAGACACAGAATGTTGGATGGGGCATTGACAAGTATGCAAGGAAACTCTTTCCTGCCAGCTGGGCCGCATTACGAGATGCATAAAGCGCTTGTCATAGGTAATGGTGAATCACGATCATGGTTTAGACCACATGGCCACTATAGTAGAATTTTTGATGAAGAGGTTGTGACATGGGGTTGTAATGCGATTTATCGTGATGGAGCTGTTCATAATCTTGTTGCGGCAGATTATGCCATGCAGCAAGAAATATATGATTCTGGTTATTGCTTAGACAATCCAGAGTATGGAGATATAAAGGTTATTCACTTTGCTAATTGGAGTCCAGTACCAGCTGATGTTGCAGAGGTGATGTTTATGGGATATGACATTCCAGAGGCTTTTATTCATAGAAGTAAGAATAGAACTGATCAATGTGTTATATCAGGAAAAGACCCTCTTACATTGCAAGAGAAAATTGAAAATGCTATTTCAATGAATCCAAACCTTGATATGAATGATCTAAAACTCAAGATGGAAAAGGATGTCGGAGTTTGGATTACCTATGTTGAACCGAATGATGATGTAGTTCCTATTGATTATCCTGTAGGCTGGTCTGCTGGTAATACCGCACTTTATCTTGCATGTCAGAACGGTGCTAAAAAAGTTTATGTTTTGGGATTTGATTTAAGCTCATATGATCAACCATTAAACAATATGTACAAAGGTACGAATAATTATTTGCCTCTTGATGCAAAAGGGTTTAATCCTGTGAATTGGTATAATCAGATGAAAGCAGTATTCAGAGAGTTTTCTTTATATGACACTAAATTTTATTTGGTAGATTCGACTGCTAAGTTTAATGAGGATAATGTATCCTATATAACAAAGAATGAATTATGTGAGGAGTTAAAAATAGTATGACCGGCGTACCACTATTTCCAACAGGTCTGGTAAAGCAATACACAACACCTAAGACCTTTATGGACGACTTGGATTTGTCTAAATTCACATTTGAAAAATTCAAGGGACAAACTAAGCTTAGAACAGAGAAATTCAATAACATACTTCTTCAGCCTGAATTCAAAGAGATAAGGGTTTGGGTAGAATGGTGTGCTAAGAATTTTCTTGATAATGTGTTGGAGATGGAATATGAAGAGTTCTTTCTTACAGAGAGCTGGTTGAATATTAGTGGTAAGGGTGGATATCAGAAGGTACATAATCACTCCAATTCAATTATCAGTGGAGTGCTGTATCTAAAGTCTAAGCCTGAGCATCCGCCTCTAATATTCAAAAAACAGAAGATGGAGTTTGAACCTTTTATTTCACTAACAGAGCATTATAAAAAAGGTAATCCAAACACCGCACACACTTTATCATTTCCTTGCACAGAGAACACTATGCTTGTTTTCAACTCGCATCTGTATCATGGCCATGAAGCAAGTGAACTAGAAGAAGAGCGCATTGGTATTGCATGGAATGGTCTAGTCAATTTTGTAGAGAAGGATAAAGACATATATAGGATACAGTTTGTTAAGAAAGATACTTGACATTCTGTATAAAACAGTATACAATATAATAATCAACATACAATAACACACATTAACATAAGGAAATATAAAATGTCGTTAGCTCAAATGAAGAAATCTAATTCTTTGGATCAACTGCTTGGTGCAGCACAGTCCGAGAATCAATCCCAAGAAAAGAAGTCCTATAAGGACGAGCGTTTGTGGAAGCCAGAACTTGATAAGACAGGTAATGGTTATGCAGTCCTTCGTTTTCTGCCTGCTGTAGAAGGTGAAAATATGCCATGGGCAAAGCTTTGGAATCACGCATTTCAGGGCCCAACTGGTCAGTGGTATATTGAGAACTCTTTG